CTGAACATCTATCGGGCTATCCTGGATTGGAAGCATGAGGATGTTTTTGCTATTGCAAAACATCACGGCATCAAGCCTAACCCGCTTTACCTTCAAGGTTGTGGGCGCGTCGGCTGTATGCCCTGCATCAATGTGAATAAAGCCGAACTGGGGGAGATCTTCCAACGCTGGCCGGAAGAAATTGCCCGCGTTGCTCGCTGGGAACGACTGGTTGCACTGTGTTCCAGGTATGGAAATTCGACCTTTTTCCCATCTACGCAAGACCCTAGAAAAGTGGAACGGCGGATTAAATGTATAACCGTCGATTCCCACGGCATTGAAACCTATCGCGATTGGGCTTTAACGACGAGAGGGGGCCAGCAATTTGACCTGATCGCCGCGATGAACGATCACTCATCGTGCAGTAGCATTTATGCCGGAGTGTGCGAGTGACCGACACCCGAGGCAGAAAAGCACCAACCCCGCCACAACCTTACCCCGGCAGCGCTGAAACGCCTGCCGGGGTTTACGCTTGGAACCGGCCCCGCGAGGCGATCGTTACCGAAGCGGCTAACCCGCCGATCGAGGAGTGGGCGTTTCGCCAAGGGCAGAAAGTCGAGCCTATACCACGCGTGCGTCGGGTGCGCCGCCGTCTGGCATCACTGCCACATTTCATCCGGCGTTACTACGCCCAGCGCGCCGATAGCATCGAAGCGCAGCACGGCACAGCGCGCGCCAATAAATACTTAATCAACACGTTTGAAAAGCATGTATTGCCGCGCATTGATGGCGTCAACGATCGGTATCGCCTGGGCGTCGTGCCTGGCGTGCTGATCGGCTTCCAGGATGACTTTGCCCGCATGCCTTGGTACGGCAAGCGCGAGTTGAAACGCCTGGCACACCGGCTGACCGACTGCATTACCGCTGAATTCATGAACTATTACCAAAGCCAGGTAGATGAACACGGCGATATTTCCTTTGCGGTGCTCTATGCCTACGGCCGTGCCGGGTGGGTGGTTTCTCATCTGAACATGTTCGCACCAGGCTGGGGCAGTTATTGCGATATGGAGCTGACCGACGTCGACGCCTTACGCTGTATGGCCCGCCTGGAGTCGCCATCCTGGTGGCTGCGTAGGCTAAAGCGCATGCATGACCAATGGCGGGAACACCTGATGATCGCCGCGGGGTATGTCAGCAAGAAAACCACCCCGTATTGCAGTGATCCGGCGCTCAAAGAATGGAAGGCCCAGAAAAAAGCTAACCTGGAATACTTGAAGGCGATGGAGTTGGAAGACCAGGACACGGGCGAACGTGTGTCACTTATTGAAAAAGTGGTTGGTAGTGTGGCTAACCCGGCCGTGCGTCGTCATGAATTGATGGCGCGCATGCGCGGTTTTGAAAATGTTGCCGACGATTTGGGCCTGGTTGGCGATTTCTACACGTTGACCGCCCCGTCTAAATACCATGCGATGCACAACAGCGGTAAACGTAACGATAAATGGAACGGGGCCAACCCACGGCAAACGCAAAAATACCTTTGCCGGATCTGGGCGCGTGTCCGTGCCGCCTGGAAGCGGGCGGGCATTCGGGCCTTTGGTTTCCGTGTGGTTGAGCCACACCATGACGAAACACCGCACTGGCATCTATTGCTATTTATGCGGCCGGAGGATATCGACCAGGCGCGGGATATCTTTTGCTTGTATGCCAGGTGGGAGGATTCGGAAGAATTGCAGGGCATCAAAGCCCTGGAAGCCCGTTTCTATGCGAAGCCGATCGATAAAGAGAAAGGCAGCGCCACCGGTTACATCGCCAAGTACATATCAAAGAATATCGACGGTTACGCCCTGGACGGGGAAATTGACGACGACACCGGCTTACCTTTGAAAGATACGGCGCGCCGCGTTAATGCCTGGGCATCCCGCTGGCGCATTCGCCAGTTTCAACAGCTTGGCGGTGCGCCGGTCACGGTCTACCGCGAATTGCGCCGCCTGCGCGATCGTGACCTTTACCTACATCCGGAGATTGCCCCGGCTCACGTTGCCGCCGACGAGGGGGATTGGGCCGGGTATACCGTTGCCCAGGGTGGGCCACTGGTTGCCCGCGATTGTATTCGGGTGCGTCTCAACTACGAAGTCACACCCGACGGTAACGCCTACGGCGATGACGTCAGCCGCATTAACGGTATCTATGCCCCAGCATCGGGGCCGGACTCTCTTATTTTTACCCGCACCGCCACTTACAAAATCGTGCCTAAAGCCAAAGCCGACGATGGTTTGGCCGTTGACGTTCAGGGCGCACCGCGCCCCCTTGGAGTTCTGTCAATAACTGTACCCGTCGCCGACAGTACGGCCCAGGGATCGGGGCTTGCTGGTGCCCTCATAGGTGAGGATACCAGCCAGATACCGGTTGATTTCGGCCGTATGATACGCCAGGAACGGCGGGAATCACTTGACCGGCTACGGGCGGAAGCCCAGAAACCACAACCGCGCGACGATTTACCGGATAAACGGCACGTTATCACGTCAGAAATGGCGGCAGGGATGAACGATATCGCCCGCCAGTTGCTAGTTTTCGTCCGTTCCATCGGTCTGGAGCCGACGCCCTGGGAGTTTGACGCGCTGTTATCCGGGGCCGTGGTGAATTTTGGCAGCGGCCACACCTTCAAATTGGACGGCGATCGAGTGCTGATGCTGAGATAGAATTGACCTTGATGAGCGATTACGTTAAATTGCTCTTATATTTTAACAAAAAAAAGAGCAAATGTAGATTATGATTAAAAAACCACCAAGTGCGGATGCTCTATATGAGTCAATAAGAGCTTGCTCTAAGGCTCTATATAACAATGAGTTAGATAATGAAAATCTAATCGAAACTTTTAATTTAATGTCCGTTGTTGATGACAAAGGGCGTTATTTGCATTGGAATGATATTTGCAATAAGACCAGAGTAAAAGAAAAAGCGATTGCCCATTGGTCATTAATAAAAATGGCAAGAAAAGGTGTCCTTAAACCGGTGCCTGCCTTAGGAGGTGCTTTTTTTAACGTTACTCTTTTTACTTTATTGCCTTCAATGCAGAAGGCTTGCTCGCTTATTGACAGGACATGTACAGAAGCAGGTTTAAATGATTTAATTAGCAGGATTAGTATACCAGGTTACTACCTACATGATTTTATAAATGAGGAAAGTATTGCCTCTAGCCAACTCGAAGGCGCTTCAACCACTCATGCCGTAGCAAAAAAAATGTTGGCGGAAAACAGAAACGGTAGAAACGAGAGTGAGAAGATGATTCTTGGTAATCGTCGGTTGATGACCCTTGCTTGGGAATCTCGCTTTGAAGAAATGAGTATGGAATTACTATTAAGATTCCATGAGGAAGCAACACATGGAATCGATGATGATAAGTATTGCCCTGGTAAAGTGCGAACAACGAATGATGTATGGGTTGAAGGGCGAGATGGTGAAGTAGTACATGTTCCGCCCGATGTTGAAATATTAAATCACTTATTAAAAAGATATATTAAATGGGTTAACTTTGCTCATGATGAAGGTGTTTCTCCGCAAAACTATCTGCATCCTGTTGTGAAGGCATGCATTATTCATTTTGGTCTCGGGTTTTTGCATCCGTTCCATGATGGTAATGGGCGAGTCGCACGAGCTATGTGCTATTGGTACTTATTTAAGCATGGTTATGATGCTTTCATGTACATCTCTATTTCTCAATTACTCAAAGAAGCCCCTATTCAATATGGTGAGGCTTATATGAAAACTGAAACAGATGACCAAGATGTAACCTATTTTGTTGATTATCAATGTCGAGTATTTGAAAGAGCTGTTAATGGTCTAATTGATCATGTTAGAACGGTAGCTGCTAAATTACGCGAGTTTGACGCATGGATGTTTAATAGTGGTATCCGAAGGAAAATGCCTGACATACAGCAAACCATTATCAACATGGCGGTAATGGCACCGGGTGAAAGTTTTACCGTTAAAGGTTTTGCCGAACGGGCTGGAGTTTCTGAAGCTGCATCTAGAGTTCATCTTGAGAAACTTTCTGAAGCGGGTATTTTACTAAAGCAAGGCGGTGGTGGAAGCCGTCCAGTTCATTATCTTCCGAAAACATCGTTTGATAAAATGAAAGCAGCTTTAATGAAGTTATATGCATGACTTTTCAGTTTTGGATAATAAGAAGCCCCGCAATCGCGGGGTTTCTGTTATCCGGCCTGACCTTGCAGCAGGTCTAAGGCAAATTGCCTTTCATCAGGCTTCAACCTTTCCAGCAGGGCTTTGACCAGCTTGTTGCCGGTCAGCCCGCTGGGGCTGAGCGAATGGGAGAACGTCGCGTTAAAAACGAAGGTATGGCCACATTCCACTTCTGAGCAAGCGCAGTACAGATCGGCCAGTTCCTTATTCTTCCATTCCGTCTTACGGATGATGGCCGGGGCATTACACTCCGGGCAATTAATCTTAAATATGCGCATGTTTACCACCCCGCACGCCAGCGCTAACAATTGGGATGATTTTAGCGCCGGGATTTCAACATCAAAGCGCAAATGTAGGCGCTCTGGGATTTCCCGATCGGCGTTGACGCCATTCATGAATTTCCGTTGGAGTGGGATCACCTCGTCCTTGCGGTAGGTTTCGCGGGCGGTTTCAGGGTTGCCCATGACTGCGCCGTTGGTCGGGATGATGCCGCCCAGGCCAGCCGGGAAGCGGTGCGCGGTAAAGATGTCCTGCGCGGTGATCCCCTTCACGTTGGCAAACTCATCCTTTGCGCCCATCTCACCAACAGAAATCAGCTTCAACCCCTCCGGGTCACCGTTGGGGATGTTGACAAACATGTTTCGGAAGTTGCCCAGCCCTTTGGATTGCTCAATCTTTTCTTTGATTTCAGCTTCCACCTCGCTGGTGATGTTGGCGTCATTGGCATACAGAATAAAGCCCATGTGCGCCCCGTTGTTGTAGAACCTGCGCCGAAAGATGGTGGCTTCACTGTTCAGCAGTACGGAATGGATGCCGCCGATATAGTCCGGCAGACCATAAACCTGTTGGCGCGGGTCATACATCTTAAAAAAGATGATGTCGCGTTGGTCGTAAATCAGCGCTGGGCCTTCCTGCAATACCACAAAGTCGCCGTTTTTGCGGCTGCGCAGATACAGCGACGGCAGGGGCAGCAGGTCGATCACCTCCCCGAACACGTTACGAATTTTCAGGATGGCCACATCACCAAACAGCAGATAATCAAATGCCATCTGTTCGACCTGGTCAGTGCTCAACCCGCCGCCCAGGTAGCCAGCGGCCACCATGTTACGGCGGTAATAAAGTACGCCACCGTGCTGGCCATTAAGGTTCGGCAATTGCGCCAGGGCCAGCCGGTCAATGGGTAACTGCCAATGGTCATAATCGTTGTCGTACCAGATATTGTGATAGTCCGTGCCTGTGGTGAGGATCGGCTCCGGTTCGCCAAAGGTAATGACGCTGCCTTTGCCTGGTGTGAAGGTTTCCGGTTTAACCGCTGGGGTACCTTTCCGGGCGGCAAATCGCTTATTAGGCTTACGCTTTTTCGTTGTCATGCTGCTTGTCCAAAGGCCCAGGTTGATGGGCGGTCATATTCGTAGTCGAGTGGCTCATTAATCATCGCGTGCGAGATAGCGAAGAAAACGTCGGCGTGGCCGGTGGCCTCTGAACGTTCGGCGACGAACGTCAGCGCGTTGCCGCTTTTCGTGGTGGTGCGTCGGATGGCCATAAAGCTGGGGGCGATCTCCGCCCGTTCTTTGTTGGTTTCGTCCAGGGCGTCTTTGGCCCATTCAATGCGCTTGCGTTCGACCGTGTCGATCATCTTCATGACCAGGCGGTTTTTGCTTTCGACGCTGTACAAAATGGCGTGCGCTTCACGGGGGGCGAACTTGCTCACCAGGTCAAACACCCCTTTGCCGATGCCGGTGGTGTCGATACCGATGTAGGTAATGTGAAAACGCTTCATCAGCTGCTTGACCTGTTCCGCCTGCCAACTGAAATTCAGCCCTTGCCATTGGTATATGGCCAGCACGCGAAAGCGTTCCCCGTCATGCAGGGGCGGCGCGATTATCACAAAGGTGGAGTTATCCCCCGTCCGGGATGGGTCAAAACCAGCCCAAACTTCACGGTTACCGAATGGCCGCGCGGCGGTCGGGTCGAAGTCTCCCCAGGTGTTGGGGTCAACTTCACAGGCCACCAGGGAAGCGAACGTGAATACCGCGTCTTTGCTGTCAACGAACTGGCACATGTACAGCATGGCGAAGGCGGTCGCGTTGTATTTATTGCGCAGGCGTTCGATGTCCACCAGGGCACCGAGGCCGCCTTTGATCGCATCTTCCATGTTGATGACATAGCGCCAGATGCCATCCGGGCAGCGCTGGCCAGCCTCGTGCATCGTGCTTTCTTTCGGAAACACCACGGCTTTGCGTTTGGCGTCGTCGGCGCGCCATTCTTCACCCGTCCACACCGGGTACGCCTGGTGCGTTTTGGCGCTGGGCGTTGAAAAGTAGGTTGTGCGGAATTTGTTGTGTGTCGCCATTGCTGACGCCACTTCATGCAGGCGGGTGAATTTGGGTATCCAAAAGACTTCATCGCCGT